TACTATGTCTTCATGATTAAGTTTTTTATGTACAGGGAAGTAAGTATCTACCCATATGTAAAAATATTCAAAGTATTTTAAAGATGCTATGAACTTATTTTTAGATATAGCGTATGGCATAGTTGTATTTGCTAAGTATTCTTTTTTACTATAAACATTTAATTTACCATCGTTGCGAGTAGTATTACAATAGCTAATAGCTGATTCAAAAAAACATCTATTAATTACATAAATATCTGTAAAAAACATATTACAAAACTTTAGATAACTATCTTTATATTTTTCAAACTTTTTTACTGTACTAGGAGACACCCTAGCTACTACTGAGTTAGTACTTGTATTTAAAGTACCTATTAAAGAGTTTAGATCTGGACCAAACCTAGCTAAATCATCGTAATTTTTAGTAGTTATACCTTGCATATTTAAATATAAAGTAATAGACCTTTGAAAAAAAGCACTACCGACAAAATTTGGTGTTAAAATTAAAATTTTCTTTAATTTAGGTAAATAAGTAGACATTACTTATTATTTTCATCTTTATTAGGTAGATCATATATAAACGGGTCTAACTTAATAAGTTCTTTTTTCTTTTTTTGAAATTCTTTTTCAAACTTCCAGTCATAGTATTTTTCAAGTAGCCATTTATACATACGGATTCTCCTTTGGCGTAGTGCACAGCGTAATTCTTGGTTTATCACTTAAATTCATTATTCTATGTTTATTATATGTTCGTAATAGGTAGCTATATCCATGCTTATATGCATACTTGTTATTTTCAAACTCTAAAAAACTATTTTCTGTTTGTATTGATGTTAGTATAGTAGAAGCAAATACATCAGTAGTTAAGTCTGAGTGCCAAGGTACTTGATTTTTAGGAGCTAACACAGATATATACATATTATTTATTTCTTTAATGCCTGTAAACTTGTATAGGGATTGTATCCATAAGTTTATTTCTGGAAATTGTGATAGCCAACGAGTATTTTTACTATCAGTTATTAAGTCTATACTCTTCCAAGGTTCATGGTTGTACCTAGTACTCCATAGTTTGCCAGCATTTTGATAAATAAAATGTATCTTAGCTATATTAACATTATCAAGAAGTGGCAACGGAATTTGCTTGCAATATGTCAAACTGCTGTCTCCTATACTTTAACTCAGATAAGAAAGGTACAGCACTTTTCTCAAATAGCTGTGGAGGTTTTCCATCTATACATATAGCTATAACAATATCTTGAATACCTGTACCGTACATCTCATTATGAGCTACAGCATACGCGCAACCTTGTAAATAATAATCTTTAATCTGAGTAGATTGTTTTGGCTTTTTAGAAGTTTTAAAATCAATAATAGCAGGTCTACCTTTCCAGATTCCTACCATATCTGTACGTCCTGCATACTTAATTTTATTACTCCAAAGTACTTGTTCTTGTCCCCATATCTCTTCTACGCCCGTGCTTACTATATCAATTAAATCACGACTCATTTGACATACATCAGAAGGTACATTGTGTAATGTATTTAATACATTTTCACCATTAAAATGACGTTCTGCAATTTCATGAACCCAAGTACCTCTATCAGTAGCTTCTTTAGATACGCGAGCAGCTTCTTCTTCTCCTACGCGATCTTTCCATGCCTGTAGCCAAGCATTATTAGCTGTCTTACCTAGTATTGTGGTAATAGATGGATAAGATCCGTCAGGAGTGTGATAGGTTCTACCTGTAGGTAGAGTATCAGTATCTACCTCAGTTACATAATTGAATTTCTTTGAAGTCGTCCATAGTGTTGACAATAGGTTTTCCTTTTGCATTTAAGCTAGTATTAATTAATATTGGATATCCTTCTTCTCTAGTTAATTCTAAAACTCTGCTAAGATAGGCATTCTTTGTATAATTTGTTATCTGTAGTCTAGCACTTCCATCATTAGTAGTAAAATGTTTATTTTTAGATTTAGCTACATATAGCATTTCATAAGATTTTTTAGGTATATCAAAATATAAATCTGCATCTTTTTCTAAACATACAGGAGCATAAGGTCGCCAACTATCAGTAGTTCGTTGTTTTATAGTATCTAACTTACTATAGTTATTTTTAAAAGGTACAGTTAGAAAACTTCTATTACCTAAAGCTCGTGGCCCAAACTCTGCTCTACCATTAACTATAGCAACTACCTCACCTCTTAACAACTTAAAAGCACATTCTTCAGTAGTCATAGTGTTATTAGCATGAATACCTAGGTAGGCGTTTTCCCAAAGCGGTCTATCAATCAGAGCAGCAGCTCCTAAAGCACATCCAGCATCTCCAGCAGCTGGTTGAATAGCTATATCACAAAAAGGAGTATTAGTAAGTAACTTAGTATTTGCTACACAATTTAAAGCTACACCACCTGCATAGGCTAGGTTAGTAAAGCCAGTTTCTTTAAATAACCATTTAGCTAAATTAATTAAACACTCTTCTAATACTGTTTGTACGCTAGCAGCTATATCCCAATCTAAAACTCCTGAACCTATACCTCTAGTTAAATCTGGTAGTACAGTATATTCGCCTAGTTTAGTATTTATTACACGCTCTTTAATATAGTCAGCCCATTTAGGAGTTCCATAAGCAGCGGCAGCCATTACTTGTGATTCATCAGTTAAAGGAGTTAATCCCAAAAATTTAGTAGCTGTAGAATAGAATAGCCCCAGAGAGTTAGGATATCTGAATTGCTTTATCCAAGTAATATATCCATTCTCATACACTCCTAAAGAAGTAGAAAACTTACCACCTACAGTATCTACTACCATTACTGCACACTTATCCCAGTCAGTAGTAAGTATAGAACTCATAGCATGAGCTTTGTGATGATCTACTAGTACTGGTGCGGCTTTAGTATATTTTTTTATATCTGTTTTAAATTGTTTATAAGTAGTTTCTTCATAAAATACAGCATGATCAAAATCGTCGTGAGCTTCTCGTAACCAAGAAATAGTATTCTTAGGGAAGCTATTATCATATTTTTTACGAGAAAAGCGCTCCTCATGAGAAGCTGCAATAATCTTACCGTCTCTTATATAAGCTGCAGCACTATCATGATGATAGCAACTTACTCCTAGTGTTCTCATCAAAGTACCTATTAAATGCTATTTTTAAATGTTTTTTAGTTTTTGTATTATAGTCAGGGCTTGCTACAAAATCTACTAGTGCCCATCTATTTTTCTGTACTAAGGGCTGAATTCTGTGTACCATAAAACAAGGAAATAATACAGATTTTCCAGGTTTAGGATATATTCTAGCTAAAATTATGTTGGGCTCAGGAGCTGAAAAATCTGTTTGTTCAACTCTATCCCCATCAGGACTCCAAGAACCAATCTCAAGTGGTTGACCATCTGTAAGATATATAATATGGGTCCAAAATCTTTTGGCTCTAGCAGTTGTTAATCGTTTATCTGCATAATCTAAATTATCAAAGTGCCATTCATAGCCTTCTCCAGGCTTAAGTAATATAGCTTTTTTACTACCAATATCAGAATACCATTGATGTCCAAAATACTGAATATTATTTTCACAATGTGCTACGATCTTATTAGCAGCTTTAGCTACAGTATCATTAAAGCCAATTTCTATAATATCTACCCAGTTTGGGTCAATGTAATCTTCCATCTATCATATACCTCCGCTGCCAATAAAGGAGCAAATACTTGATGACCTGCCTGACTCATATGCCCTCTACCATCAGGGAATCTCTTTGTAAGATCTCTCATATAATAGCGCCATATACAAGGACTATCCTCAATTAATGGATGATCAAGCATATTAGGTCTATAAATAGGTATCATCATCAAGTTACTGGCATTAGCTTCCCCTAATACAGCTTTTATAAAAAGTGCAGCTGTACGCTCATACCAAGCCATACGAGTCATCTTTTTAAACCAAAGATCTCTAGTAAGATCACCCCACACATCTCCCTCACCCCAAGGATAAGGCAGCAGGTAGTTACCATTTCCCATAGGATCGGCACGATGATGGTGCCCAATTAACCAAATAACTTTAAATCTATTGACAAGATCATTAGATAGTATATACTCAGCTTGTGCGTCTAGTGAAATTCCCATATGTTCTTCACGGTTTTTTAAACCTAACATGTCAAATGCGGGTCTAGGTGCTTCTAATGAAGGTATAGACCATGAATTACCAACTACAAAGATATCTTGATTAATGCTCATTATTTCCTGTGGTGATAGCTTTACACAAGGCGAAGGTCTTGAAAAGCAAGAGCAAGCGTATCCTTATATAGTAGCTAATCAGTTAAAAGCTGAAGTTAAAAATCTTGCGCAAAGTGGCGCTTCTGAATATCTTATTACATCACAAATAGAGCAAGCTGTCAAGTTAAAACCTGATTTAATTGTTATAGGGCATACTAGCGAGTATAGATGGCAAACATGGGATTTTAGAAACGATCAATGGCAAGGATTTTTAGTAGCTAATCATGTATTAGAGAATGAAAAATATTATAGAAATTGGGTTCTATCAGAGCAATTACTGTCTAATAAGCGTAAAAATACCAAAGAGCATAGAGCTGCTTGGCATGCTGCTGGTATGTTATATTTCTCTGATGAAGAGTTAGTTACTCGTTTATGGAGTGGTGCAGTATCTAAGCAAATACTACTATGCGCAAGAGCTGGCGTACCTGTAGTACATCATTGTTGTTTTCCTCATCTACAACCAGAGCTAGTACAGCTAACAGATGATTTTGTAACTTTTCACTTAGATATTGAAAAAAGAAAAGACCCTGCACCAGATAACTCTCATGCAGGGTTTATGAGTCATTTAAAATTAGCTAAACTTATCGTGAACAAAACTCAGCAAACTCTTTAATTTCTTCCCACTTAGCATCTTCATCTTCTAGATTCTGTTTACGCACTAGATTAGCTACTTTAGTAATAGTAGTGACTGGGATATCATACTGTTCTTTGATATCTTTTTTTAGTGCAGCAATAGCTTCGCGGATTGAGTCAGCTTGAATAATCAAGTCTACAATTCGGTTAATTTCGTTCTTAATTTCTTTTTTAATTGCGTCGTCCATGTATTTTCCTATTTTACTATTTTAAAAGTTTGTCTTAGTTTCTCAGGTTTACGTCTAATTAATTTTTGTTCAGATAGAGCTTCTAGTATGTTTTTGAAAAGGCTCATACTAATTTTAGTAGTGTCTTCTTCTGCTTCTGTATAACGAACTAGTATCTTTTGGTGTAGAATGTTCAAAGCAGCTACTACGTTAGCAGAGCCAATTACTCTGCTACCCTTGAAGTCACCTTCAAGTCTGCTATCTACTAGCTCCCACACACAATTTTCCCAAACACTATAGTTTTCATCATCAAATACCTCGATAGGCATTCCACGTAAAACTTTCCATACTATTTGAACTAGTTCATCAATGTTATACGGTTTCAATAGAATAATCCTAAGGTTGTTAGTCGGCCAACCAGTCATCACGATGATCACGATTGTAAAACCACATGATAGCTTTGGACATAAGTGTAGCCTGTAGTTCTTGAGGCTGCTGCAAAGCCTGTTCAAACTCACGTTTGAATAGCAGCCAAGGATTACGTAACGATGTTACTGGCTTGATCGAGCCGACATCTCGCTGGTTCCAGTGTTCACAACGCTTGGAAAAAGCTGGACTTGTGCAGAGTGTGAGTTCATTTTCGTGCAACTTAGGTTGCAACATTGTATATAGCTCTTTAAAAGCTACGCTTTTCTCGCTGTCACTCAACTGTGAAACAGCTACTCGACGAGCGTTACGTACTAGATCACGATAGGCATTACGTGCAGTAAGCTTGAAAAACATTTTTTCTTCCTCTTATTAATAGCATGAATTGGTGGGATTGGTCAATTATTTTTTCATTTTAATTGTACTAGAATATAGACGTTCTAGAATTCGCCTAAACTCAGCAAATAGATTGAGTTTATCATCCTCTTCTGTGATTAGTCTAGAGTGTAATTCATCTAGATCAGTTAAAGCACGTTCGAAAGGGGATCTATGTTTCATTACTTGATTCTTTTATTAGAGTTAATTAAGCAAGAATTATTCTATCTCAGTAAAACTTTGAGATATATGCTTCTCGCTCTAGAGATAACAGTATAAACGCACGAACACGATTTATACAGCTAGTAAGATTGAGGTGAGCAACTAACTTGTAGTACTCAGTTTCAAAAACGCTATAGTCTGTAGAGTATAAAGCGTCTACATTAATATTATAAGCTAGCGGGCTGGGACTTGGTTTATAGTATTCTTTAGGCATATTCAATCTATTCCTAGTTCCATATAGCCATATATGAGGCTTACTATCTAACATTAATAGATTATCATCAGTAGGATTTGCGTGCTTACCATGGTTATATATGAACATATACTTATTTATATAAGCTTTGGAGCTAATCCATTCATTTATTAATAGTTTAACACTAGGATTACGAAAATATCCTACAGTATGGTAAGAGCAATAGCTAAATTTCCAGTTATTTAGTTTATTTCTTCTATGAGCATAAGCGTCTATATTAAATACAGTTTGTAGTTCTGGTAAATCTAAAGGATGAGCTATAAATTCTGGAGTCATTTGTTGAAAGTTAGGATTCCAGTACACTTCAGGATGCGCTGCTAGTATACGATATATAGCACTACCACGCATACCTGGACTATACCATAGAACCATAAGCTTATCTAGCATACTACTAATCTTTATATATGAGTCAAGAATGTAGGAGGATAATCAAAACCATCATTTGCCCAAAAGGTGTGCTCATTATACCAACGAAACATAGGTAGACGAGACCAATAATAATTAATGCGGTCTACACAAGCATTATATTCAGTAAAAAATGGACGATCTAGAGAAAGCATATCTCTTGCTTCTTCCATCCATGCATGGGCAAGCCAAGGATTCCAACGAGAGACATTTTCTGCTTCACGAATAGTGCGACCAAAACTCCAAACAACGTATCCTGGAGCTGTGTATTTATTAGGTAGACTTTGTTTTTTAGCCATGAGCAATTCCTTTAGTATCTAGGATGTGGTAATAATGATCTACAATATCTACAACCATGCGAGCGGCAAAGAATTCTTCGCCTTTATTTACCATCTCATAGTAGTCTGTTAGCGCTGAGTAACAGTCTTCATTCTTAGCAGATAGATTCTGTAGTACGTCAATAGCTTCTTGTAGTTTAGGGCGTTTATGCATTATTAACCTTTATTATTTGTATACATTACTTATAATAGTTGATATTTAGTCTATTTAGCAAGCAGTAAGTTAATTATCATGATAGCTTTAGTAAAACTTTGATATATATGCTTCTCGTTCTAGAGTTAACAATATAAACGCACGAACACGGTTTATGCAGCTAGTAAAATTAAAATGAGCAATTAACTTATAGTACTCTGTCTCAAAGGTAGTATAGTCTGTAGAGTATAAAGCGTCTACATTAAGATTATAAGCTAAGGAATTATAACTTAAATTGATGTAGTGTTTATCTACACCTAACCTGTCTATAGTACCATAAAGCCATATATGAGGCTTATCATCTAAAGTTAGTAAACTACTATCTTTATACATCTCAGCTGGATGACTCATTACAAATAATTTTTTATCTAAATAAGACTTAGACGCAATCCACGCTTTAATTGCTTTATAGGTGTTAACATTATCTATATCTATACGACCAGTAGTATGATAAGTTGTGTATGCAAACTGTAAGTAATTAATATTCTCTATACGACCTGTTACATTTTTACTAGCATCTGGAGAATTAAAGCCTGCCACAGATTCTGGTAAGTCTAAAGGATGTTGTAATATTTCGTGGGATGATTGTTGAAGTTT